TGTATAACATGCGAATTTTGACTTACCCGGATTGACTAGTACCGTCTTTTCATTATTAATTTGCGGAAATTATCATCGGAATTAATGATATTAGATCGGAAACTCATTCCTTGGCTCGTAGCACTGCATGATTCTTAAATTATCATTTGATGTTTGCAGTTAAGTTGATTTTCAATATTTATTATTGTGAATTTATCAAACCTTAGTTTTAAGTTTAATTTTTATTATTTAATATTGTATATAATGTCATCGGAATCGTATACAATTTTTATTTATTATTTTCCGATTAAACTGTATCCATATTAAGTAATCAAGTATGTTAGATATGTATTATGACTTGATCTTAATAATTGAAGATCGTGAGAATTTCTTCATAGGAACAAAAGCCTTTGTCTCTCAAAGACTCATTTTGGTTTCTCCTGTTTTTTGAATTAAAATCGGGGAACGTTTTTATTGTTCGTAATACAATACTTTCGAATACGACTATTAGTCTTTTGATTATAATAGTACATAAGTGCGATGCACTTTCGATCGTAGCTAAATAATTTAAGGCGAAATGAAAGCAGCTTGCTGTTATTAAGAGTAACCGATTTCAAATATGATGTGCAACCCAAACAAAATAAATGAATTAATTGAAAACGTTGACGAATCCGCTAACGATATGACTACTGATTTTGATGCTGCTGAGCTAATCGCCGTCGATTATCAGAGTTATGATGCTGACCTTGCAAATGAACTTGTCATTCCGCAGTTTGTTCACTCACAAACTGTCCTTGGAACATTTATGTTCTGTGACATTTATACGATTTATGATTTTTTTCTCGAATTGGAAAAACATCTAGTTGATGAGGATGATAGTGAAATTGTTGATGGATTTTCTGTTGATATGACTGATTATGACGTGTACAAATTTTTGTCCACCTTGTTTTGGGATGGAATTCTTCCTCATGTGATGAATCTTCCTCTTCGTTTTAGTAACATCTTATTTGATAAGCAAGTATTTGGCGATGATGTTGCATATAGTTTGGCTGTGAATGTGAATTCAGAATGGTCAATTATGCAGCGTTTATTGATGCTTGCTGGTGACGTTGAATCAAATCCAGGTCCTGTTTTGTGCTTGGAGATTATTCTACGAAGAAAGATTGAAGCAATGGAGCGTGCGCGTATGCGACAAGAAGAAAAGAATAAAACTCTTGTTCGTAAATTGCGTCAGATCCGCAAGGAACAGAAATTCAAGTTTCAAATTGGAGACAATTTGATAGATGCTGCAAAAGAAGTTGCTTCCTCTATGGTTAGTCCAACTACCATTAAAGCAGCTGGTTATGCAGGAATGAATTTTGTTATGCCAGGATCTGGAACCGCAGCAGCTACCGTGGTTGAAGGAGGTAAAATTTTGAAGAAGATAGATAGTGCCACAAAATCCATAGATGATTTGGCTAAATCATGTGCTGATCAAATACCAACAGCATTTGCTCAACATTCAAATTTGACACAAATGGCCACACTTACATTAGATACCATTAATAAAGTTGCCACAAAGTTAAATTCAGATGGTGGAATATTGTCGTCCTTAGAAGGATTGATTAAAAAGATTTCCACTGCAATTTCTGGCACTTCACTACTTATTTCGATATTGGTGATTATAATTTGTTTTGGCATGGATTGGAAGATCGCATGTGCAGTTATTATGATGGTACTTTTGTATTTTGGATGGCCACAATCTGTTTTGGCTAAGATCAAAGATCTGCTCTTCGGTTATAAATTCCAAATGGTGGATATATCTGATCGTCTTATTTCTATAATGGGTCAGGTGTTATTCACTTTATTGGCGTTTTTTGGAGTTTCTAAAATTCCAACCGATAAGTGGTATGATAGCATTATCAAGCGTTTGGATAGTATTCCAAAAGCCTTTAGTGGTGGTACCAAGATTTGGGAAGCTGCTGGTAAAACGTTTGAGTGTGTTCAGGATGAATTTAAACATTATGTCCTGGGAGTATCTCGAGCAGATTTGGCCCGTGAGCATGGAATTGCTGGCGAAGTTGCCAGATGGGTTGATCGTGTCAAATTTTATATGGAAGCACCAGCACGTAATGATATTGCCAAGAACACGGAAACAGTCAAGGAAGTGAAAGAACTTTACGATCAGATGTATCGGTGGAAACACACGACTAGTTACTGGAAGTCTTTGCCCATTGAATGTCAACGTATTATTGCTTCATTGACACCAACTGTCAATGAATTACATAAGTTGTATACACGTAGTACTGTACACGAAGGAGGACCACGTAAAATGCCTTTGGGCATTTTTCTTTCTGGAGATTCTGGAAGTGGAAAGTCTGAATTGTTAGTACCATTGTATACAACTCTCTTGGCTCATCGAGATCGCGCCTTATGTAAAAATATCAACAATGAAGTGTACGTAAGAAATTATGAGACAGAATATTGGGATGGATATGTGGCACAGAAGATTGTGATATTTGATGATGCTTTCCAAATGAAAGACACTCCTGGTAATCCATCACCTGAATTTATGGAAGCCATTCGTCTTTTGAATACGGCTCCAGCTCATGTACATTGTGCAGATTTGAACGATAAGGGTAGATTTTTTTCTTCGGAAATATGTATTTACACTACGAATTTACATCACAATTTTGCAAATTTTATAAAGTCAGTGAATTGTCCAGAAGCTGCCATTCGGCGATTGAATATGTGCGCATATCGAATTGCTGTAGCACCCGAATTCACTCGTGAAATTCAAGTAAACGGACAACCTGAACGCCGCTTAGATAAGAATTTGGTGCGTGCTTGTGAACAGTGTAGAGCGTTCTGTTTGGAAAGGAACATTCCATCGATATCATTTTGTGCTCATGCTCAACAATTCGTTCCATATGATATGTTTACTGATGAAGTAATTGGAGAACCCTTGACTTATGGTCAACTCGTTGCCCGTTTGAAAGAAGAAGACACCCAATTATTACATTCAGAAAAGAAACGTATGGATATGGTTGATTTGTTGGCCATTGATCCAACGATGTTTGACTATCGTCCACAAATTAACGATGATATCATGTTTTCAGATGCTGAAGAAACCCATGGTGCCATAGATTTTTCTGTGCCCACTGATGTGGTGGCTTATCAACAATTGACAACATATTTACGTCATTTAATGGATATGCCTAATATTACCGAAGATCAGGTACTAGCAGACTTGGCGGCTATTCCACAATTATTTAGTACATATCAACGTCGTTTGTATTGTGGAATACGAAATGTGAATATTGCCCGGGATGATTCATTGCAAGTTGCTCTTGATTCTGCCGGAATTCATTTCAATCACGATGCCAATGTGTGGTACTCATATAGACATATGCGAAACACCTTGCAAATGATGTGTGATGGATTTACTGCTTGGGTTTCAAAACTTGGTGAACAAGTTCGCTGGTTTTGGAATCATTGTGGTTTCATTGAATTGATTTCATTGATTTATATGGGTGTGTACATGATTTTTATGTTTATGAGCATTTATTCAGCATGCACTGCTGATGTGTGCCCTGTTTGTAAATTGAAGAATAACAATTGTGTATGCATTCGATGGTATTTTGATGGAATTTTGTTTCAACAGAGAATCTATACCCATGCACAGGCCGGCGATATTTCTAATTATCTTTATCACGGAGGAGAGCAACCTGTTGGTATGACGTTGGAAGAAGCACAAACAAAGATGTATACGTCAGAAGCAGCTGCATCATCAGCTCCAACTCAACTTAAAACATCAAATTTTAAGGTTGAAACCGGATCTTCGGCGCCTACACTATTGAAAACTACCACGCAGTTTAAGGTGGAGACGAACTCATCTGCTCCAGTTCAAGTGAAAACGAACAATTTCAAAATAGAGGGATGTAATCAAGTGCCCGTTTTGGATGTTGACGCTATGTTGGATCGATATGATGAAGAAAAAGGTGACCCTGAAAAACGTATTACTTTCATGAATGCTGTGCAAAATATGCAGAACAAACAGATAGAATTGAATGAAATTCTCAAGACTATGCCAACGGTTGCACTCACTCAAGATTATACGACTGAATTGTATAAAGATAAGGGGTGCCAAGCCATTGAATCATCTGTGGTACGAAAATCAATGTATGCTTTACACTCTGCAAGTACAATATTTGGCAACGTCATATTCATTAAGGGAACTACTTTCCTGATGAATTATCATTTTGTTGCCATATTGTCAGCGAAACATTCATTGGATACACCAATGTTTTGTACAAATGCGTCAGGCGTGCAGATTGAATTTACGTTACGTCATATTGTGGAGAATCACGTTAGATTGTACAAAAATGGTCGTGAGGTTGATGCTGTGCTTGTGCCTTTGCCCGTTAATACCAGCAAAGTGCATGTACATCCCAACATAACACGACATTTTATCCAGACCGCGGACATTGCAACATTGACTGGCACTTACCAGGCACAATTACCGTCATATGCGGGACGAAAACTTGATTTTTTGTGTCCAAATTTGCGATCATTGATGGATGTCAAGATGAGCTACAATGAAGAACACATTTCAGATGGTGGTTTCAGAATGCCTGTCAATTTTTATTGGCAATATTTTGGATCAACGTCAGATGGTGATTGTGGGGGACCTCTTATTGTTAACAATGAATACTCAATGAGGAAAATTTTGGGAATTCATATGGCATCACGTGAATTGTCCAATGGCTCCCAAGGAATTGCACAAACAATAACTCAAGAGATGTTGATGGAGGGATTCTCCAAATTGCCTTTCGAATACCAATGTTATAGCGAAATAGATATACCATTGGATGAGATTCCTCTAACTGAAGATGTCACTCAGGGTAGTGTCCCACTTACTTCAGGTTTGATGGTTCATGGAATCACACCCATGGCCAACAAAACTGGAGGTAACACTAAGTTGATGCCCTCTGTGTTGTTTGATGTTGTTCCTCATAAGAAGAAGCCGGCAGCTCTACGTCCTCGTAACGGTGTTGATCCCATGCATAAAGGATTGTTGAAATTCGGGAAGAATGTTCCACGCTTGGACCCAGAAATGGTGAATGTGTGTGCGAATGATGTCTCAAACAATCTTTACACCAATGATTCTCATCGTGATATCAATCTTTATAAAAGGAAATTGACGTATGAAGAAGCTGTCCTTGGCGTGAATGATGACGAATTCCTGGCTCCCATAAATAGATCTACATCAATGGGATATCCTTATACTGTACTTTTTAACAACTTACGGGGTAAGCGCGCAGCTTTTGGCGAAGATGAAAATTGGACTCTTGACTCTGATTTGGCGAAAGAAGTGCAGCGTCGTGCTGAAGAATTGGAACGAGATTGCTTGGAAGGTGTACAAAGAGGAGTATATTGGAGTGATACATTGAAAGATGAATTGCGTGATATACCAAAAGTGGATGATTGTAAGACACGTGTGTTTTGTGGTGGTCCTGCTCATTTTACCATAAAGTTTCGGCAGTATTTTCTTGGCTTTGCTGCCTGGATAATGCATAATCGAAACGCTAATGAGATTTCCACTGGTACAAACGTTTATTCCCATGATTGGAATGATATTGTGCGAAAATTAGCATCTCGTGGTGCATCTCTTCGAACTAAGAAGATGTTATTACGAGTGATTGCTGGTGATTTTGGAAATTTTGATGGATCATTGAATGCTCAGATTTTGTGGAAAATTTTGGACATGATTAATGATTGGTATGATGACGGAGAAGAAAACCGTAGAATACGCAGAGGACTTTGGATGCACATTGTTCATGCCATTCACATCAATGGCAATGTCGTATATCAATCCACACATTCACAACCTTCTGGATGTCCCATTACTGCCATCCTGAATTCCATTTACAATTCAATCATTGTGCGGATGGTGTATTTGATATGTGCTATTTGGCACCGCAAGGAGACCGGTGAAGATTATGTCTCTATGGAATATTTTAATCAATTCGTTGCTATGGTGTCGTATGGTGATGACAATATTATTGCGATCGCCGAGAAGATTCTGGCATGGTTCAATCAAGTACTGGTCACGAAGGCGTTTGAATTGATTGGACATGAATACACTGATGAGGCCAAGACCGGAAACATTGTGCCTGTACGTGATATCTCTGAGATAGCTTATCTTAAGAGAAAATTCGTATGGGATGAACAAGCAAACCGTTATATTGCTCCCTTGGCTTTGGATGTTATTATGGAAATTGTTCAATGGACTAAGCGAGGCTTAGCTGCTGATTCCATTACTCTCGCAAATGTGGATGTCGCTTTGCGTGAATTGTCTTTGCATGATGAGGCTGTGTTTGATG